AAGAGGTCCCGCTTTCGAACCTATCTTTATACGAAATTTTGATGAATTCACAAATTTCTTCGGTGGAACTTCTCCAGAAAAATTTATAAATACACAAATTCCAAAGTACGAAGCGGCTTACATTGCTAAATCATACTTACAACAATCTAACCAATTATTCGTAACGAGAGTTTTAGGATTATCTGGTTATGATGCGGGACCATCTTGGTCTATAACAACAAAAGCAAATGTTAATCCAACAACGGTTGATTTCTTTTGTGAAAGTGCTACAACGGTTCAGTGTATAACTGAATGTGTTGACTTTAAAACAATTAATTATTCTATTGAATTTTCAGCGTGTACTAACAGTATTAATAGTATTGTATTTACAAACACTTCTAATTTAGCACCTGAAATATCTTCAATATTGTACGAACCTTACGAACAATTTGATGGTAGTATGAGTACATTGTATACTGATTTTTCTAAACAAATTTTTGACGTAGTTTCAACACCGGCAAAAGAAGACACTTCAATTTATTACTATGGAGCAATACCAACAAGCGTTTATTCAGGATTAAGTTCTGTATATACTGGTGAAACAAACGTTTATGAAGTTGATAATGTAAGTGCTAACTTATGTAATTATTCTGCACCACAAAATGACCCTTGGTATTACTCATTATTTGATAATGTTGGTAATGCTGCTTACACAGGATTTTCATTTTGGTCTGTTGTGACAGGATTAACATTAACACCAATTATTACAACTACTACATCTACGTCAACAACAACTACTACTACTGACCCATGTACGACTACAACATCAACATCAACTACTTCAACAACAACCGCAAAACCGGTACATTGTTATACAGGTACATTGATAGGTGTTATTTATGTCTACTCAGGAACAGCATATACCGATTACGATGATTTAGTAATCGCTACGTTACGTTCAAGAGGTCTTTCAACATATGGTTTAGATGATGGTCCGGTTTATGAAGTATCAGGATTAACTGATGTTAGTTTAGATTGTACTGGAACATATTCAGGAGTAACTAAAAATCCATTTTCAACTTTTGGTGTTAACATCACAAGTAAAGATGGAGACCAATATTTCTTTGAAACATCCTTTTCAAACTCTGACCCTAAATATTTAAGTAAAGTATTTGGGGCGTCTAACTTCTCTAAACCAAGAACAGTAGTTCCGTTATTTGTTGAAGAAAGATTCCAAGCTTTATTAACAAATGCTTGGAGAATGGGTTATATTAGAGGTTTAAATTGTGAATTAACCGCTTTACCTGATGCACGTCAATCAATTGACCCAACATCGATAGCATTTTATTTAGAAAAATATCAATCTCCGGTATCACCTTGGGTTGTTTCTGAATTAAGAGGTAATAAAGTTTATAACTTATTTAAATTTACTACTATTGCAGATGGTGATTCAGCTAACGTTGATATTAAAATATCATTAGCGAATATGTCATTTAACAATGGTACTTTTGATGTATTAATTAGAGATTTCTTCGATACTGACTCAGCACCGATTGTTCTTGAAAAATATACTAATTGTACAATGAATCCTCAAGAAAATTCATTTATTGGTAAAAAAATTGGTAGTTTAGATGGTGAATATCCATTATTATCAAGTTATGTAATGGTTGAAATGAATGAGGATGCTCCTGTAGACGCACTTCCTTGTGGATTCTTGGGATATGATTATAGAGAATATGCTGGTGTAAGACCACCATTCCCATTAATAAAATCTAAATACTATTATCCTGGTGAGGTAGTTTATAATCCACCATTTGGTTTAGCGTCAGGTGCTGATGACTCAATTACAAGTTCGGGTGATAATGTAAGAAGAACTTACTTGGGTATCTCGGATACTGAAGGTATTGATGTTGACTTCTTCCAATATAAAGGTAATCAACTTCCTTTAGATATATGTAACGATACTGAAGGTAATCCTTGGAACTTTAGAACAAAAGGATTCCATATGGATAAAAACGCAAGTGGTATTACAATTCCAAATGTGTTCGTAACTAGTGGTACTCCGGAGTTCTTCTGTGGTGACGCACCATTTACATCAGACCCTGATAACCCTGAAAATCCTTACTATAGAATTTTTGCTCGTAAATTTACTTTACTTGTTAAAGGAGGTTTTGATGGATGGGATATCTACAGAGAATTTAGAACAAATACTGATAGATTTGTATTAGGTAGAGCAGGTTATTTAAAAGGTGCTTGTCCAACACCAAGATACCCTACCGCAACAGGTTGGGGTGCGTTCAAACAAATTAGTGTGGCGGGTAATACTCAAGATTTTGCTAACACCGATTATTACGCTTATTTATTGGGTCAAGAAACATTTGCAAATCCTGAAGCAGTAAACATTAACGTGTTTGTTACACCGGGTATTGATTATGTTAATAACTCTAATTTAGTTGAAAATGCTATAGATATGATTGAATATAGTAGAGCGGATTCATTGTACGTTTGTACAACACCTGACTACAATATGTATGTTCCTTCAACGGGTAATCAATTTGATTTTATTTACCCACAAGAGGCTGTAGATAATTTGGCAAATTCAGGTATTGACTCTAACTACACGGCTACTTACTACCCTTGGGTATTAATGAGAGATACTGTTAACAATACACAAATTTACTTACCAGCAACTGCTGAGGTAACGAGAAACTTAGCGTTAACAGACAATATTGCATATCCTTGGTTCGCAGCTGCGGGTTACACGAGAGGTATTGTAAATGCGGTTAAAGCGAGAGTTAAATTGACTCAAGAGAATAGAGATACTCTATATCAAGGTCGTTTAAATCCAATCGCAACGTTCTCTGATGTTGGAACAGTAATTTGGGGTAACAAAACTCTTCAAATTAGACAATCGGCTCTTGACAGAATCAACGTAAGAAGATTATTACTTCAAGCTCGTAAATTAATATCAGCAGTTTCTGTTAGATTATTATTTGAACAAAACGATGCTAAAGTAAGACAAGACTTCTTGGATTCAGTTAATCCAATATTAGACTCTATAAGAAGAGATAGAGGTCTTTACGATTTCCGTGTAACAGTTTCGTCTGACGCAGCTGATTTAGACAGAAATCAAATGACAGGTAAGATTTACATCAAACCAACCAAATCGTTAGAATTTATAGACATCACGTTCTATATCACTCCAACAGGAGCATCTTTCGAGAATATATAATAAATAAAATTATGACCCATTGTAATAGTGGGTCATAATTAAGCCAAATAACAATTATGTTTAATAAAAAAATTTTAAAAGAAGGTATTGATGAAGCAGGTTCCCCTGATGAAAAATACTACGCATTTGATTGGGATGATAACATTGTTACGATGCCAACAAAAATTATTTTAAAAGATGACGAAGGCCGTGAAGTAGGTATGTCTACCGAAGATTTTGCGGATTATAGAACTGAGATTGGTAAAGAACCATTTGAGTATCATGACCGTACTATTGTTGGTTTTGCGGATGAACCTTTCAGATATTTTGGTATTAAAGGTAACAAACAATTTATTGTTGATGCAATGTTAGCTAAACCAGGACCGGCTTGGGCCGATTTTGTTGAGGCAATCAATAATGGGTCTATTTTTTCTATTGTAACGGCAAGAGGACACAATCCTAATGTACTTAAAGAAGGTGTTTATAATTATATTGTCTCAAATACGAATGGTATAAACTCTGATGAATTAATTAAGAATTTAGAAAAATATAGAGATTTAGCGGACAAAGAAGAAATTTCTAAATCAGAAATGATAAGAGAATATTTAGATATGTGTCGTTTTTATCCGGTGACATTTGGGGAGGGTTCGGCAACAAATCCGGAAGAAGGAAAAATTAAAGCGTTAAAAGAATTTGTTAAATATGTTAAAGATATTTCAAATAGAATTCAGAAAAAGGCTTTCTTAAAAAATAAAATTAATAATTATTTTGTACCTAAAATAGGATTTTCAGATGATGACTTAAAAAATGTGGAAGTAGTTAAAAAACATTTTGAGCAAGACCCAGAAAATATTATTAAAACTTATTCAACAGCAGGAGGAATAAAAAAAGAATATTAAATAGTTATAATAAATAAGAATTAATAAAAAAAAACTAGTAAATAAAAAAACTAGTATTAAATAAACTAGACTGGAAGAGAATGATAATAAATTAAATTCTAAAAGTCAACTAAAATATTTTTTAAATAGTGATATTTATTAAATAAAGATAAAATAAATAAAATTAAAAACAAATTAAAATGGCTGATTTATTAATGAAAATGCCCATACCTTACGAACCTAAAAGACAAAATAGGTTTATATTACGTTTTCCTTCAACATTAGGAATTAATGAATGGTTCGTAGAATCGGCAGCAAGACCAAAAATAACAATTAATCCTGTTGCAATTCCATTTTTAAACACTGAAACATATGTTGCCGGTCGTTTTACTTGGGGTACAATAAATGTTAAATTCCGTGACCCAATCGGGCCTTCAGCGTCTCAGGCACTTATGGAATGGGTACGTTTATGTGCAGAATCAGTTACCGGACGTATGGGGTATGCTGCGGGTTATAAAAAGAATGTTGACCTTGAGATGTTAGACCCAACCGGAGTAGTTGTTGAAAAATGGATATTAGAAGGAACTTTCTTATCTGATGTTAACTTTGATTCGTTGGCGTATAGTACAGATGCTTTGGCAACAATCTCAGCGGTATTACGTATGGATAGATGTATATTAGTTTACTAAAAAAATACTTTATATTTAAAATTAGGAATCCACATATCAAAAATATGTGGATTTTTTATTAACTATTGATAAAAAAACATATACGATTATATTTTATAATAAAAACAAATTTATATGGACGAAAGTTTAATTAATGCAGCAACAGAAAATTTCACATTACCACATGATGTGGTATCATTACCGAGTGGTGGAATTTTTTATAAATCTAAAAAAAAATCGGTTAAAGTAGGTTATCTAACAGCATCTGATGAAAATTATTTAATTGGTGCAATGGCTGGTAAAGAAAATATTGTATTTACTTTATTAAGAAATAAATTGTATGAACATGATTTACGTCCTGAAGAATTAATGGATGGTGATGTTGAAGCGATTTTAATCTTTTTAAGAAATACTTCTTTTGGTCCTGAATATACTGTTAATTTAGTTGACCCAAGTAATAGTAAAACATTTTCACATACTATTGTATTGGATGAATTAAATATTAAAAAAACTCAACATCAACCAGATGAAAATGGGTTTTTTACGACAATGTTACCTAAAACAGGTGTAACGGTTAAAATAAGACCAACAACTTTTTATGACACTATTGAATTAGATAAAATGGTCGAACAATATCCCGCTGGAAGACAAGCACCAAGAGTGACATGGAAATTACAAAAACAAATTGTCGAGATTGATGGAGATAGTGATAGAGGTAAAATTGCAATGTTTATTGATACTTTACCTATTATGGATTCTAAATACATAAGAACTTTTTTAAGAGAAAATGAACCGTCATTGGACCTTAAAAGAACAGCAACAGCCCCATCAGGAGAATTGGTATCTTTCGAGATAACCTTTGGGGTTGAGTTTTTTCGGCCTTTCTTTTAACTACCGACAACTTCTAATTGAGGAATATTACTTGATGGCTAAATTTATAAGAACATCATATAGTGACTTCAACGAGATGCCTACTTATGTTAGAAAATTTTTAATAAACAGAATAATAGAAGATAATACACCAAAGACGTAAATTAAAATATGTCTTTGGTGTATTTATTTATAAAACAAATTTGATATGCAAAATACTGGAAGTGGTTTAGAGGCTAGTGGACAAAAAGGTAAAGACATTATTGATTCTTTTGGTGACGCGTTGGTTAGTAATTTTAGTGTTGCTGCGGTTGGTAAAGTTGTTGCCGAACTTGATAAAGGTGCTAGTACACTTTTAAAACAGTTTGGTCTTGGTCAAGAAATGGCTCAAGCGTTGAGAGCCACAATGGCTGATGCGGTTAGTAATGTTAGGGCTTTAGGTGGTGATATATCGGACGTTATTACTACTCAAGAAAAAGCTTCCGCGGCATTGAACCGAAACGTTATTTTATCCGCAGAAGTAAATAAAGATTTATTTGCAACCTTTAAGGTAACTGGTAAAGATGCGGGTGAATTGGTTGGTAAATTTAAGGACGCGGGGTATGGTGCGGGTCAAGTCGCTAGAGAAATGAAAAATGTTGTTGATATTGCCGCACAATCAGGTGTAAACGCAAAAGATGTTTCTGAAAAAGTATTACAAAATATGGACGCTCTTAATAAATATAATTTTGAAGGTGGTGTATCCGGTTTAGCAAAAATGGCCGCTCAAGCGAGTATGTTACGAATTGACATGAGAACAACTTTAGGTTTTGCTGAAAAAATGTTTGACCCTGAAAAAGCGATTGAAATGGCGGCGTCAATGCAAAGATTAGGTGTTGCTCAAAGTAGTTTACTTGACCCATTAAAATTAATGGATTTAGCTCAAAATGACCCTGCTGAATTACAAAATCAAATCGCAGAAATGGGTAAATCATTTGTTCAATTAAATGAAAAAGGACAATTTGAAATTATGCCGGGAGCTAAACGTCAAATGAGAGAGATTGAACAAGCCATGGGATTACCTGCGGGTGAATTGGCCAAAATGTCGTTAGCAAGTGCTGAGTTAGAAAATAAAATGAGTAAAATCCGTTTCCCTGATTTAGATATTGACGAAGACAAACAGAAAATGATAGCCAATATGGCTGAAATGGGTGCGGGAGGAAAATACGAAGTTCAAGTTGAAGATGAAAATGGTAAAATGATGACCAAAGCAATTGAAGATTTAACTAAAGAAGATGTTGATTATCTTGAAAAAGTTGCTAATACCGCTCCAAAAACTATGGAGGAGTTGGCTAAAGGTCAATTAACCGCGTTAGAATCTATTGAGGCAGATATTAAATCGATAGCAGACAAATCGGGGTTAGGTATTGCTAGAACTAAAACAACAGGAAAAATTTTAGATACTAGTCGACAAATTTCATCAGGTATTCAAAAAACACTATCACCAAAACAATTAGATACTAAAAACTTAGCATCATCGATTGATGATGGAATAGATAGAAATTTGGATATTCTTAAACGATTAAGTGAAGGTGAAATAACTAAAACTCAAGCCGCGTCAGAATTAAAAGAAAATCTTTCAAAACTAAGTACTTTTATTGATGGAACATTTAGAACATCAATAAGTAATGCAAGTGTTGAACTAGATAAATTATTAAAAAATAATCCTGTTTTAACTCAAATGACACAGGCTGCGACAGGTGATTTTAGAGGTATAAATAAAATTAAAAAAACAACTTCAGACGCTGACCCTGCAAATCTTAAACGAGATATTAGTAATGTTAGAAATACTTCGACAAATCAAGGTAATGCAACATCAACAACTAATACTCAATCAGATAAACCAATTGAAATAACATTAAATCATAACATAGATTTAAAAACAAATGGTAATATAGATACAAATCAAATAGTTATGGCACTTAAAAATACGGACGTTCAACAAGGAATGGCGGGAGCGTTAAAAGAAGCAATATATAGTAATGGTTTAATGTCTCCAACGTCAAACAAAACTCAGTTAATGAATCGTAATATAAACGAGAGTTCATTGACATAAAATAAAGTACAATCTATTTATAGATAAATCAGAATATATGGCAGAGAGTTCATTATCATTTGCATCCACGTCTTCCTTTAGAAATTCTTTAATGGCAAAAAACTTGGCACCCTACAGTGTTCAAGGTGTTTATACTCCGCCAGCAAATCAAGTTAATTACGAAACTATTTTAAGTGTTAGTAATGTTATTGATTCACCGGGTGAGTTAATTACAAATGACCCGTATGCTCAATTATTATATCCATTAAACGAATATGGGCCAAATGGGGGTTATAATTTAGACATTAATTTTAATGGACCTCCTTTACCTGTTAATTCAAATCAAGGGGAATACGCTCCTAATGATACGGCATTAGATTTAATTAATGAATTTTTTATTGACGCTGCTTATATTCAAAATGCGTATGGACCTAATGGTGGTTATAATGATTTAGTAATTATAACGGATATTGAAAATAATAATAAAATATATCAACCTTATTGGGAACCGCCAAGTTTTGCTCCGTCATCGTATTCACCATACAATATTTTATTATCACCCAACCCTATTGGTAGTAATGGATTATTGTCTCAAGATTCATTTATCGCAAGATTCGGTGCATCAGAGTTAAATTCTTTATTGAAAAGAAGAATTGATGCTGAATTATTCCAAAACACATTAGGACAAATTAATTTACAATCTCTACAAGACCCGTTTGAGATTAGTATGATGTTGTCAGGACAACAACCTTTAGTTTATAAAAATTGGAAGATTACTGTACCTGAAAATCCTGTTGTTGCTGCAGCCGACTTTTTAACAAGATTAGCGGGAGCTTATTGGCCTGTTTCGTTAATACCTGGTGATTATTTTAACGATAACAACGAAAATAGTCAAACACAACAAACATCAAACGCATTAAGCACCGTAAATCAATTAACAGGTGGTTTATTAGGTCCAATATTAAATCTTAATAGAAGTGGTTCACAAATATTCTTGGCAAACACCGGTAACGGACAAAGGTCAGTTTTATTTGCAAATATTAATTATAACAGATATCAACCATCGTATGATAAAGATTATGGTTTATTGTTTGGGGTTGCTCAAGGTTTAGTTAACTTATTAGTTCCAAACATTAATCCGGGTAATGGTACATTAGTTGGTGGTTATTATGTTGGTAATAGAACATCAGAACCATCTTATATTACTTCACCCCCAAATCAAATACCTGTTAACGCATTTGGTCAACAAGACCCTTCACCTGTATACGGTCCATCAGAGATGGGTATTTTGTATGAAGGTAATGAATCTGCTCTTAGTAATTTTGGTTTAGGAGGAAGGTCTTATAGTGATGGTGGGGGTATTGATGGAGGATTTGTTTGGGTGTCTCCGAAATATAAAGCCAATGCCGGATTCCGAGCAATACCGGGTGGTGGTTCAGGAACAATGGATGAGGATTTTCAATTGGTTAGTGGAAACATTACAAGAGATGAATCAACAAACATTGAGTTCAAAGAAACTTCCATATTAGACCAAACCCAACGATTAATTGACTCGGCTGATGGTGTTACGGGGGAAGCCCGTTTAAAACACGTTGGTAATGCAATGAATCAAATTAGTAAGGTATTCCACGATGGGTATAAAGAAATTACTAAAGGTTCTCAAGTTTTATCATATACTGATAATACAACAGGTGGTGATGCCGGTATAGAATATTGTAGGGTTTTTACTAAAGATAATCCGTATTACGCATATAATGATTTACAAAAAACAGATGGTATTACAACTTCAGGTAGAAGATTTACTCATTCCGTTTTAGATAATACATATAATTTGAATATTGCTCCTTTAAGAAATCCGGGGTCAACAAACATCATCGCGAATAATGTTAATGGAACGGGGGGATATGCTAAAAAATACATGTTCTCAATTGAGAATTTAGCTTGGAGAACATCAAGTAGACCTGGTTTTACTTATGATGAATTACCTGTTTGTGAAAAAGGTCCAAATGGGGGTAGAGTTATGTGGTTTCCACCTTATGATTTAAAATTTTCTGATAGTAGTACTGCTAATTGGAATGATACGTCATTTTTAGGTAGACCTGAGCCAATCTATACTTATAAAAATACAAGTAGAACCGGACAATTAAGTTGGAAGATTATTGTTGATAGTCCATCAGTTATGAATGCGGTTGTTGAGAAACAATTAAAAGGACAGAGTAAAGAAAGAATTAATTCTATAATTGATTCATTTTTTGCGGGATGTGTTAAGTATGACATTTATGAATTAGCGTTAAAATTTAATACTATTCCAACGAAAGATTTGTATACGTATCAAGAGATTTTAAGTAATCCAAGATTAACGGATGAAGAGTTAAAGAATGTTAGTGAGAGTATACCAAGAGAAAACTCAGTACCTCAAGGTGGAGCAGGAACTCCTGCAGATGCTGCGGTTCAAACATCGAATCCGGATACTTCAATCGATGACTTTAAAAAGAACTATTCTCAATTGGCTTTTTATTTTGACAATGATATTCCTGACCCTAAATCACAAGGTGTGGTATCTTCAGTACCTTATAATATAACCTATTCTGCTTATACATCACCATCAAACATTACAAAATATGTAGATACTTCAAGTGGTATATTTAATACGGGTAGTGTTAATAGAAACGTAAAAGAATTTTTTGATAATATTGTAATATCAAATTTTAATAAAATTGCTAATAATAGTAGCAATTTTATTGTTGATGCTTATAACATATTAAAAGAAAAAAA